TCAATTTCTTCAATGGTAGTATCAATAATTTCATCCTCATATTCAAACAACTCACACTTTAATTCATACATGTAAAGTTTTCCTAGTTGGTAAAAATTAACCTCATGCTCAACAAATTTAACTTCGAATAATCTTTGCCCTAAAGGAAAATAAACCAAATCACCTTCTCTTGGTCTAGATGCAAGAACAATTTCATCATCATCAGACGCTTCTAAAAAGGGCGCTATGAAATCTTCAAATCTTTCTTTTGAAATTACTAAACTTAATTCATCTTTCAAATTTACACCAAATTTTGAAAGAATATCTCCTTGACCACTATATCCATCATAATTATTAATATATGCTTCAATCGCATAATTATCATCAAATTTTGATGATTGAATTTCCCTAATTATGGTTTGCTTTCTGACAAATTTTCTAGGAATGTAGATTACATCTACTCCATAAATTTTTAACTGTTCATTAATTAAATCTTGTACAAGCCTTTGTTCTCCTGCAGAACCTTGTAAAAAGAAAGGATTAAGTGCCATTATTATCCAATAAAATCGTAAGGTGGAAGTTCATAATCCATAGACATTCTTTGCATTATGTCTGCAATTTCTCTTTCAGCGTCTTCATAAATTTCTCTACCATTTAATTCAATTCCACCGGGGAGTTTGACTCCTCTGAATTTAATTAGATTTTGACCCCATTGTCTTTTTATTAGAGCAGTTAAGTATCTCTTTAAAAAACTATCATTGTAAACTTTAGTAAACTCATTAGGATCTAAAATTCTATAACAATCAATAATAATATAATTATCTTTTGCTTTTGCAGTCCAATCTATATCTAAATACAATCTATTTTGTCTTTTATTATATCGTATCTGCTTATCTGGTGTAAGTAAGAAATCAATATCTTCCAGATATGTTTTAACCATAGAATACTGTAAAAGTTCAACCGAATTAAAATAATATAAATCATTTAAAAATAACTGATACTTAATACTAAACATTCCTGCAGAGATAGTGCTAGTATCAAACTTAAAAACTTTTTCAATTCCAATTATTGAGTCTGGTACTTGAATAAAATTGGAATTTTCATAAAAATTAAATGTAGTGGTTCCAATTCCACTGATATTAGCCGATCCCGTTGTGGTAACAATACCAGCACCTACACTAGGATCTGCTTGTCCCCTATTTAAGTCTTCTTGTGTAATTTTATACTTGAGATACATTCTCTCAACACCATCAAAATGCCTCTCTTGAAAGTATTGGAGCGCATCATCAACTAAATCATCGATCTGGTCGTCATCAACGTTAATTTCCAGTACAGGTGCTCCTAATCTTCTTAGGCAGTAATCAATTAATTGTTGTCTGGTTGCTGGTTTTGCCATTAGTAAGTACCCCCATCTATTGCATTTGACCAAGTAGGAATATTGCTATTATCCGTTGTCATTATATAGTTTGTATAATCTATTCCATTCTGTGGACTATTTGTAGAAACCATCAGTCCACTGGAATTGAAATATGGCATTCCGTTGGTATAATATGGTCCATAATATAATCCACCAGATACTGTGGCAATTCCAGATATAATCGCGTTTCTGGCAGTAAATTCATCAAACTTTAGGTCATCACTTACATATAAGTCGCCATCAACATATACATCACTTTTAAATGTTGTCAGACCTACAAATGTAGAAACCCCCGTTACATTTAAGTTATTGACGGTGGCAATACCAGTTACTCTACCATTTCTAGCGGTAAATTCGTCAAATATTAAATCATCACCAACTCTTAAGTCTCCATCAATAAAGACATCATTTTTAAAAGTACTTACGCCAACAAAAGTAGATATGCCACTTACATGAAGTTCTCTTATAGAACCAATGCCACCAATTACATTTTCTGCAGTTACGGCTCTACCACCAGCTGATCCGGAAATGCTAGAAATTACTTTTACGGCATTTTGTTGTCCAACTCTAACTTTGATATCGGACATTAGCGAGTAACTCCTTCTGTTACGATAACCATTCCTTCAATTACTCTATTCTTGACTCCAAATTCATCCGTAATTACAACATCATAAATGTATCTTCCTGCCTCTAAATTAGTAGTTTGTGCCGAAGTTAAACGCAGTAAAATTTGACCGATTGTTGGAGGAGATTCAATACTTGCGGTAAAGGATGTTGAAGTAGTGCTCCCAGCCCATTTTCTCATTTGAGCCGCTACGGTATATCCGGTCAAGTCAAAAGCAGAATTTGTATCGGATCCTTCTAAAGTAAACGATTGACTGAAATCGGCTCCAGAATTTACGACTAGATTATTTACATATACTGCAGCCATTTATTCTTTTAAGCTCTACTTTTTATTTATATTTCAAGTGCTCCCAAAGATTGAATAACTTCTTGTTGCTTCAAATACAACTTGCAATATAATTTTGAAAAATTTTTAAGTTCATCAAAATTCATCTCATCAATGAGTCTTGAATGTTTTTCGTATTCAAATAATTTATTAATGGTATCAAGTGTAATATCATCTGGATCCATTGACAATCTCCTTTAATAAAGATTTAATTTCATTGATATCTTCTTTAATCTTGTCTAATTCGTTTTTTTGTGTCTCTCTATTGTTTAAACTATTTACATATTGGTTGTATGCATTACTGTCGCAATTTAAAATTGCTCCGGAATTTTCATCACGATATAAATTTGGATGTCCTTTTACTGGTATCATCATCGGATTGCAATACACCTCAAATCTTTAAAACGAGGAGGATAAGCCTGATTTGTAGAAGACATTACGATTTTGATTGTAAATCCACTAAATTGACCAAGATTATTGGCAGAAAACTCATATTCTAAAAATTGATTTTGATTACTTGCAGGAACAAAAATATCTGGTAATCCACTATTATTTGCAGGATCTATAATATCAAGATATCCATCGTTATTATTGTCTATTGTTAAATTATTATATCCTGGGAATAATTCAAATGATTGTTCAACTTCACTAGAATCTGCTCTTAATAAACTGTAAAGAACTCTAAAATCCGCAGAAAAATGTCTATATGCTGAAAGAATCACTTTAAGAGAAGTTGCTGGTTGAGCCAATCTCACAGTATTTGAAACATATATTGCAGCATGAGGATCTTCTAGAATAGAGTTAACTCTACCATCCTGCTGATAATTAGTTATTGGAGAATTGATTCTATTACTATGGAAATCAGTAAATGATGTATCTAAAAATATTTGTGGAGAAACATACTTATTACTGGTACGCAATGTAATTGCTGTTGTAAATGATTTATTTCTTGGTAGAGAAGTTAAAAATGTGTCTTCATTTACTTTTGATGCAACTATTCTAGACGAGGAGAGGGTATTTAGTGAGTTTAACTGAATGTCTTCATATCCTAAATCTTGGAATGAAACTTCATTTCCACTAATGCTGGTGCCACTGACCGATCTAATTTTTGCTGAAACGGAAGTTTCTGCTCCCGGAGTTCCAATATCATAGAATGGAATTATTGCATCGTATTGTATATTTTCTGATGCAAAAACTTTAGATCCTCCAGAAGTTATTTCTGAAGAAAATGATAGTTGTGGATATGCTGTAGGTGTGTTATCACTACTCCTATTGACTCCGTTGGAAGTTCTATCAATTTCAATATAATAATTATCAATATCCAATCCAGTATCACTAATATCATGGGTTGTATTAATTCTTCTCAGGGAAATTCCGTTGAATTCATATTTGTATACCAAAGTATTTGTAGAATGTGGAATAGCAAGGGTTGAAGATTGTCCTCTCGTTATAGTCTCCAAAGTGCCAGATCCAATACTTTCATATCTGATGATTTCATTTTCAATGAGTGCATATCCGGGATTTGTTCCATTTACACTCTTACCTTCAAACGTTGAGAAGTTTGCGGTACTAGCAACAGAAATTGATGTTGCAGATGCAGTTATAGATTGGGATAACTTTGTAAATTCTGCATTTGGAGATACTCCACTAATTGAAACTTTATTGTTTGGGGCATACATTCCATGATTAAAATGATTTAATCTAGCAAAGTTTCCACTGTAGATGGAACCTACTGGAGTAGAACTTCTAATAACTGTCGATGCTAAAGAAACTGAGTTATTAGATGTATCAAAGTAAACCAGATTTGCCGTTCCATCTGCAGTAAATGCCTCTCCTTGGACATTGTTGAGGAAAAGGGTATCAATACCATTGTTATTGCCCGTAATTGTAATTCTAGCGTCTCTACCACTATTGCTTGAAACCGATGAAGTTACGATTCCAACTACATCTCCAACTGCATATCCATTTCCAGCACTGACAATTGATGCTGCAGTAATTGCTCCGCCAGAAGCGGTTATATTTAATGTGAGACCAGATCCATTTCCAATAATATTGTATGTTGAAACGCTAGTGTCCGAAACGTAATTTGATCCTGCTGTGGTAACTCCTACAGAAGAAACTGAGCATCCAGTACCAACAATATAACCATAATTATATGTTTTAATGCTTTCACTAATTTTCCTTCCAGTCGTTAGAATTCCAACCATAGCGGAACTGGTGGTTGTCGTAATGCCAATGTTTACTTTTCTTGGAAATACTGTAAGTGGATTATTTTGTAGATTTGAGATATATCCATTACTTTCATTTAAAGTTGGATTATAGAAATATGCAGTGGATGGCGTATTGGTGACAAAATTTGCTCTATATAAAGTAAATTTCATGTCCTGATATTGGTCCGCAGTCCAAATAGATCCATTTTGGGATTTAAAAAGACTTCCCATAGCAAATTGTTGGGTATATATAACAGCTTCAGAATCTGGAAGATTTTTAGTTTGTATTGTTTTTTTACCCATTTCGGCAATAAAAACTTCATATTCTATACTTTCTGGAGCCAATAAGACAAGAGCATATTCTAAACCAGGGGCTAGGTAAATAGGATAATCAAATGTTGCTTTTGTTACTGCAGTTGCATCATCTGAAATTTGAATTTGATCAGGTCTAAGAGTAACGGGATTTCCAACTACAGTTGTTGTAGGCGTGCCCAATTCAACGGTTCTTATTTCAACTGTAACAGGGTTATTCCCACTATCTTTTTTATAGAAGAATAAATCTAATTCCGTTAAAAATCCACCATCTTGATCCACCGTAAAAGTTTGAGCAAGAGGATCTTTTCCTCCACCCCTATCTTGTTGGGGGAATTGTGTTTGCTCGAAGTTTGTTGTTACTCTTGTTATATTAGTTGTAGTTAGACGAGTAGTAGTTACTGTTGTTGTATTTGTAATCGTTGTCTCATACAATTCTAAAGTTCCGTCTGAAACATAATTGGTTTCGGCAGTAGAAACTGTAGTGCTTCCCGGCACAGCAACTTCATTTGTGGGACTAGAAGTAATTTTATATGTTTTTGTGCCAGTGTTAATTCTTACATCTGGAGCTGGAGTAGTATTAGGATCTCTAATGAAGAAAGAACCAATTAAATCTCCATAGTTGTCAGATATCAGTCTGAGATCTTTTACGTATGCTATCGCTCCGCTTGTCTGCCCAACAAGCTTAGCACCTTTTACAAGATATCCAGAATAAAGACCCTGTGCTTCTTCTGATATTGAATATGTATCAAGATTTAAAATTTTAGATGAAGCACTATAAGCATCTGGTATAGATTCAGATCTTGAATAAGGATTAACTGTAAATTTGGTTGTTGGTGAATTAAAAGGTCCAATTTTATGAGATGGCATTGCC